TCGGCGAACGACATTCGGGCGCTGGAAAACATGAACCCGATTTCGGGCGGCGAGGTGTACCTCACGCCGCTAAACATGACACCGGCGACGGAGCCGGATACTGATCTAAATAATTGAGGGCATGGAAATGATCGAGCGCAAGCAGTTACGGGTCGCAGCCGAAATCAAGGCGACGGCCGAAGGCGTGATCGAGGGCTATGGGTCGGTATTCGGGAATACCGATTCATACGGGGACATCGTCGTCGCGGGCGCGTTCGCCGAAACGCTGAAGGCGGACCGCGCGCCGGCGATGCTGTGGCAACACAACCCGGACGAACCGATCGGCGTATGGACCGAAATCCGCGAGGACAAGCGCGGCCTGATCGTGAAAGGCCAACTCGCGCTCGGCACGCAACGCGGGCGCGAGGCGCTGGAACTGATTCGCATGGGCGCATTGTCCGGCCTGTCGATCGGCTACGCGACTGTGCGTTCGTCCTACGATGAGCAGTCCGGCATTCGGTCGCTGCTCGAACTCGACCTGTGGGAAGTGTCTCCGGTAACCTTCCCGGCGAACGATGCGGCGCGGATCACATCCGCGAAATCCGATTCCATCAAAACGGTGCGCGATTTCGAGCGCGCCCTACGCGACGACCTCGGGTTCTCGCGCAACGCAGCGGCGGCCATCGCGCTGCACGGTTTCAAGGCGACGCAGGGGGAACCTGCCGCCAACTCCGACGGATCGCAGGGGGAACCTGCCGACGCGGAGATTCTAGCAATCATCAACGCGGCACGGTCGGCAATCGCCGGCTGACGCAACACAATTTAGGAGCACGATATTATGTCCGTCGAAATCAAGACCGCCGTCGAAGGCCTCGCGAAGTCCTGGGTAGATTTCCAGGCCGCAGACCGCGACAGCAAGGCCCGCTCGGAATCCGAGCGGCGTGAGATCATGGAGAAGGCGAACAACGCGCTCGCCGCGGCCGACGCTGCGAAGGCGGCCGCCGAGGCCGCCGCGACGAAGATCGGCCGGATGGCAGTCGGCGCCGGTGGCGACATCGACCCGGCGAAGGCCGAGCACAAGAAGGCCTTCGGCGCGTTCATGCGGAAGGGCCACGACGCCGGCCTGCGTGACATCGAGCGGAAGGCGGTCCAGGTCGGCGTGAACGCCGACGGCGGGTTCGCGCTGCCCGAGTCGATCGACGCCACCATCCAGGCGCGCCTTATCGACCTTTCGCCGATCCGCTCCCTGTCCACGGTGGCGACGGTGTCGACCAGCGATTACAAGCGCTTGATCGACATCCGAGGCACCGCGTCCGGGTGGGTCGGTGAAACGGCCGCGCGTACCGCGACCAACACGCCGCAACTCGCCGAGCGCGCCGCGTTCATGGGCGAGATCTACGCGAACCCGCAGGTCACTCAGCAATCGCTGGACGACCTGTTCTTCGATGTCGACGGGTGGCTCGCCGGGTCCGTGTCGACCGAGTTCGCGAAGCAGGAAGGTGTGGCATTCACTACCGGCGACGGTGTGAACAAGCCGAAGGGCTTCCTGAACTACACGACCGCGGCCACCGCGGACGGTGCGCGCGCGGATGCGGTGCTTGAGCACATCCCGACCGGCATCGCCGGCGATTTCGCCGCTTCGAACAAGGGCGATGTCCTGCTCACGACCGTGTACAAGTTGAAGGCGGGCCATCGTGCCGGCGCGGTGTGGATGACCAACAAGGCGCTGCTCGGCGAGATCCGCGCGTTCAAGGAATCCACGACGAACGCGTACATCTGGCAGCCCGGCCTCGTTGCCGGTCAGCCGAGCACGCTGCTCGGGTATCCGGTGTACGAGTCGGAGGATATGCCGGCGAAGGCGGCGAACGCGCTCGCGATCGCGTTCGGCAATTTCCGCGCCGGCTACTGCGTCGTGGATCGCGTCGGCGTGTCGACCCTGCGCGACCCGTTCACCAACAAGCCTTATGTCGGCTTCTACACCACGAAGCGCGTCGGCGGAATGTTGCTGGACAGCGAGGCGATTAAGGTCGTGCGCTTCGCGACGACCTGATCGGATTCCATCCGGTCGATCTGAAAGGGGCGCCTTCGGGCGCCCCTTTCCTTTTCTGGAGTCACCATGCGAATCGAAGTCCTGAAGTCGTTTGCCTATGCACACGGCGGAACGCAGGTCGTCCAATACACCGCCGGCGAAACGGTCGATGTGCCGGACGATTGCGCCGAACTGGCGATCGGCGAGGGGTGGGCGGCCGGCGCCGACGGTGGCGCGAAGGCGGCCAAGCCGGCCGGCAACAAGGCGCGCAAGGCCGCGCCCGAGAACAAGTGATGAGGACCGCAATCCGCGTTACCACGCAGCCGACGGCCGAGCCGCTGTCGCTTGGCGCGGCGCGCGCACATTTACGCGTCGATCATTTCGACGAGGACGCGGTGATCGCGAGTTTCATTCTCGCCGCTCGCCAGCATATCGAAACGATCACCGGCTTGGCGCTATGCACAACCGGTTACACCATGACGCTCGACGATTTCCCGCCGGGCGAAATGATCACGCTGCCGCGCGAGCCGGTGCAATCCGTGACCGCGGTCCGGTACTACAACGACGCCGGCGCGTTGGTCGAATGGTCGTCGTCCGAATGGGAGGCCGACCTCTACTCGCTACCTCCGCGCCTCCGTCCGCGCGACGGCTACACCTGGCCGATTTCGAAGGATCGGCTCGCCGCGGTTCAGATCGAATTCGTCGCCGGCTTCGGCGGCCCGGAAATGGTGCCGCAGTCGATCCTCCAGGCGATGCGGGTTCTCGTCGGGCATTTCCACGAGCACCGCGAGGCCGTTCAGTCGGGCGGTTCCGCGGTCGCGCTGCCGTTCGCGGTCGACGCGTTGCTCGCGCCCTATCGGCGCTTCATCTGATGCGCGCCGGCCGTCTACGGCATCGCGTGGTCGTCGAGCGGGCGACCGACGGCACCGACGCCTATGGGGACCAGGTGCCGACATGGGCGGCGCTGGCGACCGCGTGGGCCGGCATAGAGCCGCTGTCGGGCCGGGAGTACTTCGCCGCCGCGCACATCCAGGCGGATGTGTCGACGCGGATCGTGCTCCGCGGAATTCCCGGCGTGAGCATCACGCCGAAGGATCGCATTCGGTACGGGTCGCGGTTGTTCGACATCAAGCAGGTGATCGACCGCGACGCCGAAAACATCGAAATCCAGTTGCTCACGCAGGAGCGGTTCGGCTGATGGCGATCGTGACCGACATTCGGGTCGACGGCCTGAAGGAAATCGAATCGCGGCTGGTGGAACTCGACGCGATCGCCGGCGCCCGCCTGCTCACGCGCGCGACGCGCCGGTCGCTGATCCAGTTGGAAAAGCGCGCGACGGCGAACGCCGCGTCGATTGCGAAATCCGGCGCCCTCGCCGAATCCGTGCGGATCGTGACGGTTCGTCCGAAGGGGAACGAGGTCGCGGCCGTTCAGGTCGGGCCGCGGAAGAAATCCCGGAAGGGTGTCGCGGTGCATAACCTCTACTACGGGCGGAAGCGGAAGGGCATTTTCTACGGGCACCTGATCGAGTTCGGCCACCGCATCGGCCACCGCAAGACCGGGTGGCTGCGGAAGGGCAACCGTAGCGCCGGCGCCGGTGGATCGTCCGCGGGTGCCGTGGCCGCGCGGCCGTGGTTCGGGCCGGCGTGGAACGCGACGCGCGCGGGCGTGATTCCCGAATTCCGCCGCATCATGGCCGAGGGGATGCGGCGAATCGAACGCCGCGCGAAACGGCGCGACGCCGACACCGATCGGACGGTCGACCGATGAGCATCGAGAACGCGATCATCGCGCGCGTGAAGGCGCTTGCTACCGGCGCCGGCGATCGGGTGTTCCGCGAGATCATCGTCCAGGAGCCGACGCTGCCGGCCGTCGCGATTTCGCGCACCTCCGGCTCGCCGATGGCGCGCACGATCGCCGGCACCGCGACGATGTTCAGCGCCGTGCTCCGCATCGAAACCGTCGGCGACACGATGGCGCAGGTCGCGCCGGTGGCCGCGGCGATCGAGGCCGGGCTGGACGGTTGGACCGGTACCGTCGCCGGCGTCACCGTGCTGCGCGCGCGCATGGTGTCGAAGCAGGAACAGGCCAACGCCGACGGCGACCGGACCATGCGCGTCGTGATCCAAGATTTCGAGTTCGTTCACCGATAACCCGCCGCCGCGTGGCGGCATCATCCCTGGAGTAATGTCATGGCTTCCTATCTTTCCAACGGTTCGCTGTTCAAGAAGGGCGACGGTGCGACGCCGACCGAGGTGTTCGCCACGATCGCGCAGGTAATCTCGATCACGCCGCCGGTGTTCGAGCGCAGCGTGGTCGAGACCCGCGTCATGGGGCAGGAATACCCGGTCGTGCTCGCCGGCCCGATGAACGCGCAGACGGTCGAACTGAAACTGCTGTTCGACAG